GCTAAATGATCATTTCCAGAAGCAATAGCATTATCGATTTGCAATTGTAAATCAGCTAGATGACTTAGGCCTGAAGCAACATTACTATCAATTTGGGCTTGCAAATCACCAAGCGTAACATCAATCCCATCCAAACGAGTATTGATAGTCGTAATTGAATCTAGAATGCTTGTTATCTGGGCATTGATAGTGGTTATAGCATCTAAGATACTGGTAATTTGAGTATTGATTGTTGCTATTGAATCTAATATAGATGAGATTTGACTGTTTATGGTGGAGATTTGATCACTAATGGTAGTGAGCGTCTCGTTTATAGTAGTGATTTCATCATTAATTTCTGTAATGTTTTCTTCGGTAGTAGTAACTCTATCTTCAAGATTAGTTAGGTCATCTACTGGATAAGGGCGATTTGTTATATCTCCACGCCAAATCTTTTTATAAGGCAAATCAGCCATATTATCTAAAGGCAAAACAATAATGGGAACAGGGCGATTTAAACCAAAATTTAAGGGATCGGTTGAATTTGTACCGAGCCATAAATACCCAGCAGGAAGATCAGCCATATTAGTTAAATTGAGAGTTTTAACAATTTTAGGGTTCCCGAGGTTTAAAGGATTAGGATCACCTTGATAAAGGTTATAAGCACCAAGCAACAATGTAGGATCAGCACTCAACATAGATGGCAAGTTTTGTAAAAGTATGCGAGGGTTCGGTTGCGGAACGTTCGAAGAATCGCCAATCCATATATTGTTATGAGGAAGAACCAATTCCCCCTCAATGGAATCAATACGTGTGTTTATATCGCCTATTTCAATGTTTATATCACCGATCTCTATATCGATGTCGCCTAAATGAATGTCAACATCCACCAAATGATCAAGAATAAACTCTATATTTATTTCTATAGTCGTCATATCAGTTGAAAGAATAGGAATGCCTGACGCATTCATTCTCCATATCATTTTATATTTTTCTGAAGTATATGCAGGAAGGTTGCCGTTACCTACTCCATCATCCCATATTCTTGGTTGAGGAACTGGATTATTATTTATATCACCTATCCAAATATTATGATAAGGTAGGGTTTGAATGGAAACAATGCCATTGTCATGCCTTAAAATTCCTGGAACTAATTGATTTAAAGCTTGTGAGCTATCAAAATTCTCTGATGGAGCTTGCAATATAAATCTTGTTCTCGATAAACGATTACGAAGATCAATAATTTCTAAACGTAAATCTATAAGGATAGGACTTGCAATTGGCCTATCATTCCTATCACCAATCCATACATAATTCTTGGTTAAATCAGGGAACATAGGCAAAATAATTCGCCCTGTAACCGGAGACATAAAGAAATCTGTAAAACCTGGGTGGGCGTTCATTTTTATGCCGTTAAATGAGCTAGAAAATCTGATATATTTACCAGATCATCATTAAATGTAGTAGTCGCCAGTCCTTTCATATAATTAATAAAGTCAGTTGTCGTATTATCTAATTCTGTATCTCTATCTGGATCAAGAACAGCATTAGCACGATATGTATAGAGATCGTCTAAGGTATATTGATCAAGATTTTTCAATAAAAGAGCATCTGTCTCTTGTGTTCCTGTAATGAGAATAGATAAGAGACTAAAAACAAAAGACATATTGCTTTCATCAGGAGGAGGGGGGGTAACAATGGGTTGCTGAAAACCTATATCACCTAAACCAGAACCAATAGTTAAAATACATGTTCTATTTGAATTAGGTTTAACAACCTTCCCAAGCATATAGCCCAATAATGCAGGATTGTTTTTTATACAAGCACCATCAAGAAAATTATCACCGCCCCAATTAGCAGGAGGAAAATACAAAGGCGCAGCAGCGGTAGCTAAACCAACATTTTGTATTAACTCAGTTAATCCAGAAGATTGAGGGAATGTTCTATTAGAAAAAAGAACAGGAGTATCTGTATTATAATCGTAAGAAGTGATAAGAGTATTTACATTAAGGTTCTGCATTGTAAGAGAACCAAAAAGGCCATTAAGCTCGGATATAAAATTTGTATTGGGATAAAATGAACCTCCAAGAATCATGGTAGCAAGCTTATCTAAAATATTTGCTCTAATTCCTGGAATAATAGTAGAAGTGGAAAATATCCATGGTCCAGAATTTACAAGAAAATCCATTAAGTTAGCAGGAGATAGACCTCCGCCATAACCTAATACCTGCAATCCTCCAGCACTTGTTCCACAAACAACATCAAAATATTTCCATATTTTATTAGGATTTATTCCCCATAAATTGACAAATTCCTGCATCCATTGGACACTAAATGTCCCACGCATTCCTCCTCCGTCAATAGATAAAATACGAAGAGTATTTGGATCAGACATTTATATAGAACCTCCTAACTGTGTAGGATTTATATTTTCTGGGGATGGAAGTAGTTGATCCCCACCTCCACGGATCATTAATTCTTGCTGATTTTGTTGCTGGTTAAGTTGCTGCATTGCCTCTGCAATTTTATCAGCATGCCGTTCACCAAGAAGAATCTTAAGCAAATAAGGATTTTGTAATATAAGAGGAGCTTGCGGATTGGCCAACAAAGCCTCAAGAGTAGCTCTTTGCTCTTCAAAAGAGGAGTCATAATCTGGAACAATTTCAATATAAATATCTACAGGAAGAGTACGGATATCATTTAATATCTCGCCATCTTCTTGCCTCACGACATTCATAATAAAGGCTTCTTTTTCGTCATTATCAAGAACGATATTAACGAGAATGTTTTCAAGACCGGAGCCTTGCATCAAATCAATAAGAACATGGCCTTCCCTTTCTTTAACCGCAGTAAAGGAATCAAATCCAAATGCAAGATTTTTTGAAGAACCTATTTGTCGCGCTTTAATTGCTACACCGCTGGTAGCATTTGTTGGTTGCCCCATCGCATCACTATACATACCAGACACTTGTTGCAATTCATGATCAATCCTCTCTGAGGCAGTAATCATTGCATTTGTGATGTCTAAATTAGGAATGATATCAACTTGTCCTGGCCCACTTTTAAATAGAACAGTATCAACACGACTTATCTCTTCACGAATTTCATCGGCACTCATTGTACTGAATGCATCCATATCCACAACAGCACGCGCAGAATTAAGAGACATAATCTCTTTTAACTTACGATAATTAAGCTCTCTCTGAAGGTCTTTAAAATCTTCCATCCATCCAATAGGAACAGCATCCGAAGTACGTCTCAACCACACACAAGGGATTAAAGAGAAATCCTTGCGATTTGGTACATTTGGCAACATAGGACCATATTCAAGCAAAATATCATTACAGAAAACGGTACGCATAATCTGCACACCATTATCTTGCATAATATCACTTTTACGATCGGCTAATTTTTCAGCTTCTTCTTCGTCGAAGGTTTCAAAATAATATCCTAACTTATCAATACCATGGAAATACTTCCTGTCCTCTTTCTTAAAGACTTCATTAACCAAAAGACGGCTGCCATTATTGAAGGAAGTCATAGAAGGAATCATAGAACTTTGTCGATTAAAGAACTCAGGTGTGAAATTGCCAAAATTTGAAGGATCAGAAACAGATAAAGCATCAATTTCTTTAGCATATTTTGGCCAAAATGATTTTACTTCTTCAGGGGAAAGAAAGTGCATATAAACTAATTTTCGCATATTAGTTAATTGAGGGGTAAAATCATCAGCATCAAAAATTACATTCAATGGATTGATATAATCATAAATAATTTGATTATTTTGTTGAATCATATTAACCCATCCAAGACCGCAAATAAGCGCATCCCGGCATCTTAATGAGCCTTTAAATGAGAATCCCTGTAATTTTTGAATGGCAAATCCATAATGCGTCATTGCTTTAGTTAGTTTTTCTTCTTGTTCACTATTTGATTGAGGACGGAAAGCAATTTTACCACGACTATTTATTTCTATACCGGAAGCCTGATTGACCATGCTTCTAACTTTGTTAACAACGATAGGAGCTTGCTTGCGTTGTTGAAGACGAGCTAATATATCAGGATGGTATTGACCTTCACCATCATAAAACTTAAAACTTTCTATAGCTTCTCTACGCCATGTTTGATAAAGAAGGTTATTTGCCATGCTAGAAAATGTATTCTGAGCGTCGAATAAGGCTTTTTGACGGGATTCTGATAATTTCATTATATTCTCATCCAATTTCCACTATGAGTTGTATCAAAAGACGGGATTTGAAGTTTATTGATAACAGATTTTTTGCAACTAGCTGTTGGCAATGCTGTAACAACTGCATAACGCATAGCATCCATTAAATGGTCATTCCCTTTGATAACTTTGCCATTTTCATCACGAGCATACATACGGAGTTCTGTTAACGTTTTTGTGCAAGAACTTGATATCTTTAACATTCCGGTTTCCATAAGCTGCAAAACAGTAAAAATACCTTTCCCAACAGAGCGTTTATCAGCAGGTACCCAATTTCTGATACCAGCTCTTCTATAAAGTTCTACAAGATTCTCTCCATCATCCTGCGTTGCACTTTCCCCAGCGCCGTCATAAGCACCTATCATCCAATCAGCGCCCATTTTTAATAAATGGTTAGCATGTTGTTGAGGAGTAAGTTGACCAGCTAGATATTCTCCATAAAGATAAGTAATGAGGGTATCAGGATCACGAGCAAGAAATACAGCGGCAGTATTATGCCATCCAAAGTCCATACCATAACATCTTGGCCAATAATCAGGAATTTCACGTGGACTATAGACAAGTTCTGATTCCAAAATAGGATAAATCAAACCACTGCCTAATGAAGGAATGCCTTTTGTTCTAGCTTCGCGCTCATGTGGAGAATAAGAATTATGAAGACGAAGTTTCTCTTCAGGAGGGATATGATCAGCATCATCATGAGTTGCAGACACATAAACAATTGAATTGTGCACTTCTCCGGAAGCTACATTTTTTACCTCATCATCACTTATCTGTTTCTGCATAAAATGAAGAAGAAACAAGGTCATACCTTTTAAAGGAGTTAAACTCGGCATGATCATGCCATGATCTCCTTTAGCTGTAGTAGCAGTACGCGTTAAAGCTTCGCTGTAAATCAGATATGGCATTTCTTCATCGGGATGAACAATATCAACCTTTTCCGCTTGCCAAGCTTCTCTTCCTTGTTCAAATGACTTGAAACGTAATTTTGATATCCCACCAGATGAATGCTGGATTAAATAGAGATTCTCCAATGGCTTATAATCAAGGATTAAACTGGGATGAATCCATCCAACTGCATTAACATCCCCAACATAATATGTCTTTAGGTTTTGATTAGTTTCTTTGTTACTGACGCCTGCAACCCAAACATTAAGAGGGCGATCATATCTATAACCATTCCACCAGTCAGGATAATTTCCTGTTAAATGAGCACAAACTTCCAGACTTACAGACAAAGTCTTGCCAAAGCGATTGGCAGCAATCAAAGCACGTTCACGAGCGACTAAGCCTGTTGCAAAGTATTCTAATTGTTTTTTATTGGGTTTAAATGGTTTGCCATTAAAAGTCCTGAAATGGATATGATCATCAAATTTTTCTTGCTCAACTGCTTGGTCGTAGCAATATATCAAGTCTTCATGAGAGAGATTTTGGAATTCTTCGATCATACTTGATTGTTATCATTTATCAATATGAAATAGAAGAATAAAATTACAAAGGAGTGGTATATTTTGTAATTTTGTTGCAATTATAAATTAATTTAGGAAATTTTATGCATAAAAAAAGAGCGCCCTAGGCAAGAGCGCTCTAATAAATAATTGAAAGATTGGCATAACATATAGGTTGGATTCGAACCAACTACCTTATCCGGCCCAAGGATAGACTCTGCCAAACTGAGCTATCTATATATCATTTCAATTATTCAATTTCATTATAAAATAAACTGTGAGGAAATTGAATTATGTTATTCCCAGAATGCATAATAAATCTTGCTATCGATAAATGACTCATCTCTAATTTTAAATATTTTCTGCAAATCAGGAGAGTGGTTAGAAGCGTTTATTTGTTCCCATTCTTCTTTTGAAATTTCTTTTGGAAGAGATTTAATAATTTCTTCTGCTTGTAATGTAGCTGTTTTATCAGTAGCTTCCATTTAACTTTCCTTTTTCTTCCAGTGCATCCAGCCATATATATTAAATCCAATAAAAACAGAATACAAAGCAGCTTGCGCATATATTCCACGTGTAAAGTCCACAGTAAGCCAAAGCATGTTACAAATTCCCCAGATAAGGAATCCATATTTATTTTGTCTACTGTTTAGATAAGTCCCTAATATGGTTACAGAAGTTAGAATCCAGGTGAAGATTGTGAAACTATCCATTTGTTAAAAATCACAATCACGATCGAAGAGTGTTTCAATTTTTGGGTAAAACATTTTAATCCTCAATTAAATCAGTTACAGCATTAGCTCATCAGAGCTTTTGGTGGGTAGAACCCTTTGAAGTGCGTGCCCTAGATTCATATCTAGCCTATGGAAAGAAGCATCTAGGAACAGCAAAGGCCTTAATCTACCCATAAATGGTTGTGAGTACAGGGCTCGAACCTGTGACATAAGCGTTATGAGCGCTCCGTTCTACCAGCTGAACTAACTCACAATAATTAAAACATACCAAACGACTGAACTAATGAATGGCATGTTTATATATACAATTTACACTACAATATTTTATACTGTCAATAGTTTATTTTTTGTTAACACTATTTTTGACAATATCAGCTAAATGTTTAATATTTGTCTGATGTATATCAAGCTCTTCTACAAGAGCTAATGATATTTTATGAATATAATCAATCAGTTCGAGAGCTTCCTTCATAGGTAATTTAGCCATTTGATCAGGTGGAATGAGAGAGGCTCTTATTTTATAATTATCAAGAAGTGCAGTGTTACCTATTATGTCAGTCATTCTTATTCCTTTTATGTCTTTGGTCTCCTATGTCTCAAATCATATCTCAAAACTAATCACTTATGTAACTATTATTTGGAAGAATTTTACCAAATCTCACTTGTTTTATGCTATATTGAAATTGTCGGAAGGGTGGCTGAGTGGCTTAAGGCATTAGATAATTTGTACTATATCTAAGAGGGGTGATGTACACACCGCTCCGTGGGTTCGAAACCCACTCCTTCTTTAGCTATACAGTTACTGTATAGTACCCGAAGGACGTTTCTAGTTCCACTAGGGACGTCCTTCAGACATTAACTAACATTTTTCGATGATTTCGTTAGTTAACAAAACTTAACTAACATGGATGATATCTTGCTATCTACATCCCATCAAAAGAATGGCATCATCATCTATACCCGTATCAGTTAAGTATATACATTCAATCTTAATCGCCATAAGTTCAGCTATACCATCATTAACCTCTAAATAAATGTTCATATCATCCGGGAAGTCCTTCACAGCTGCGAATAATTCGGCTTTAGTCATTATAATTTCCTAAGCTCTCGTTTCCAAGGGCACTCCTCTAAAGTATGTTGGCCTTTGGTACGTTCAATTTGTATTTTAATAGTTATTTCTTCTGCCAATCTCAAACCATCAGGTTTAGAAGAGTCAAAAGGCTCATCAAGGAGATAAGCGTATCTTAATACACACGTATTATCATCTTTAATATAAGAATGATCTATAGGTGCTCCAATAGAGTTGTGCAAACTTCCCTTTAATCTTTTGAATAATTTTTTTATATCAAATTCTGTTTTATTTGTATTTTCAAAATGATTTCTATCATAAAGGATTGGAGGATAAGCCCAAGATGTCCTCCATTTCGATTTAGTCATTTTGTTTCCTCACCAAAGGATTAAGTTTTGTCGGGATAAGTTTTTGTTCCCACACTTCTTCAAATCCAAACTCGTTCTTCACAACATACCTAGTAGTTATTACTTTATCTTCTTTCATAGAAGCCTTACGCCTTTCCGCGAAGTGCTCTCTAAAGTCCATTGGAAATGTCTCCTGACTGATTCTTTAATCTTTTGCTAGCCTCGCGTCCATTTAATGCCTCCTTAATGTCACCTTTACTTGCAAACTTATTATCGTCATCTATCTTCCCGTAAGGATCTTTCATTTGAGGGATTGCTAACTCCAACTCTTTCAAAATACAGTATATAGAATCATTAAACCCGAATGACATAAATAATTCCTTATCTTCTAAGAAAAAGTCTCGTTTAAGACATCGTAAAAGAAAATGATAATCATAAATATTAATCCAATAATTTCCGTTATCAAGTGTCTCTTCATTATCGTATTTATCTTTTAACGATTTTATAGCTCTTACTCCGTCTTTGTTTCCGTAAAGCCATTTATGATGCAACGCAAGTTTGGTCAATATTCTATGCAACTCCTCCTTACGTATTTTGATTTGTGGATTTAACATTTTAACAAGAGTTTCCGTTTCGCTATCTGGTTTAGAAGAAGACTGTTCAAGACTCAACAAACGTCTTTTGAGCTTTAATTCATTTCTATCAATAGTAATCTTAGCAAGCAAATTTCCAATATAAGCCCCACAGCATGTTGTAATTAACATATTTACCCAATCAAATGTCATTTTTTAATCTTCTCTTCTGAATCTTCACTCCAATCTTCACTCATCTCTATTTCCTCACACTTCTGTTTAAACTCTTCATAATTTATCCCTTTTGCTGACGATCTAAGCCACGGCCTAAACTTTGTTATTGGGTTGTCTATGTCATCAGTCATTCTTATTTTCCATAAGTTGGTGAGTTTCTATAAACAAAATACCTGGATAATCATGTTCGTTATCTTTAATCTCTTTCTTTGCCAAATCATAATCTAAAGTAACATATTGAACAGAATCATAATAACCGTACCCATACTGTAAAGACTGTCTATATATTACTAAATGGACCTCTTTATGGACCTCTTTATTTTGTTTTAGGTTGTCTACGTCATCAGTCATTATTTATACCCACTCTCCTTTTTGCACCTTTTTAATCCTTCTGCAAACTTAAGCAATCTTTCTTTATAAGAGTGTATTTCAATTTTATTAGCCGATGATTCTATAATTGCAATAATTAGATCTATTTGTGGCTCTGTAAAATATACACTGATTAATTTGTCAGTCATTATTTTGATCCTTTAAGTGTAAAATATTGTCATTCAACCTGGAAGCGGCAAGATAGTCTTTGGCTAGACTTGCAAAGTGGAAAGCCGTCATTAATTCATTTTTCTCTATATGATCGATAGACTTCCGAAGAGCATCTATAGCTTTTCCCTTAAGCTTTTCTCTTACCACTTGTATAGATTTTGATGTATCCATCTCAGGTATAGATTTTAATAAATCCAACGTTATTTCTTCATTAATCATTTATTTCTCTCCGCTTTAGTTTTTTCATCGCCAATGTAAAAGGATAATGCACAAGCCAAAATCGTTCGCCAATCTTTACTCCAGGACGAGGCAGAAAAGGATCAACAATTCCTACAGCTTTAGAAGAATAAGGAGAGTCCTTTCTCCCATCAAATGTCACATGATCACCAGCAACCAAATGCTCCTTCGCAAATACAGGCTCAACTGACAAATGGATAACATCTCGCTGTTGATGTTTGTTTATTATTGTGCCCAAGGTTCTTAATGCGTCTGTGAAAATGCGACGTTTGTCAGTCATTTTGACTTTCATCCAAATTGTTTCGACTTTGCTTAAATTCTTCGGGCATTAAACCTAAAGCTCCTATTGAATGCTGTCTGATGTAACCACATTTATTGCATACCGTAGCTATAGAAATAATTGTCTCAAATTTACTTTCAATTTTTTGGTTTAAATCTTGTTTTACTATCGGATATATATATCCATCTAATAAGATAAAATTATTGTTTCCACAACTTGAACAAGGAAGATTGGCACCTTTCTCTTCTAAGATTTTAAATATTTGATCCTTATCCATCACCCTTCACCTTGGATTCATCTAAAAGCATTGTACGTTTTAATCCACGTTCTCTTTCTAAAGAATCAATAGAAACCCTAAGGAAGATAGGCCAGTCATTACCTGATTTGAAACTCATTAGTCCGCCTCTAAAATTATAGCTCCTTTAGTATCCATAACCGCCATATGGGAATTGATATCTAAAGATTTACCTTCCATTTCACCCACATCAACCTTTTTGCAATTATAAATTTCCTTATACGTGTTATTTTTCTCATCCAAATAAAAAACCTTCATTCCACCAGGCATATCTTTAATAGCTTCTATCAGCTCGTCTTTAGTCATTTTATTTACTCCCTAGTTATTAAACAAGTTATACTATGATTTCAACAATCGGTTAAGAATCTCTATCTTTTCATCTACATCATTGATTATATTTGATTCTTCCTGCAAATCAATATTCATTTTTTACCTCCATAAACACCCATCGCATCTTTAATATTTTCTATGTCTTTCTCTGTAACATCAAAATACCAATAATATGAAGAAATACGCCCCATATTATTTGAGTCAATCTTAATCCATTTCTCTTTTACATCAATAAATTGAATGTAATCGGTATTTATATAATTTCCATTAGAAAGCAATACCAAAATAAGGCTTAGAAAACACTTTCTCATTATCTTAATCTTCATTTATTGTAATACATCCCTAATTTTCAAAACCACTTCACCCACAACTTCCTTATCCAAATTACAATTACAATTAAAATAAGATCTATTAACAAGTGTTTGCACAATCGCAAGCTCAGCTAAGGTTAATTCTAGAGGATAAGTTTTTGTTAATGTTTTATCCACATCAACTTTCTTACCTTTTTTGTCTACGTAAGAAATAGGAGCTGTAGGTTTGTTCTGATGCATGAGATTCTTCCATATCAATTATCCTACCATGAATGTAACATATCACAACGAAGGTGTAAAGATTTATTCGGACTTAACTGATAGTTTCGCATTTAAAGTCTGTTAGCATTTTTTCGTCGATCTCAACAAGTTCCCTCGAAAGCCAATATAAAATCTCTGGTCGATTGAGATAACTATCATAATTTTTTCTCATATGTTTATTCACTTATCGACATTTCAATACAAAGCCCATCTCTTAAATGCTGAACAACCTTTTCAAATTCTGAATTTTGTTTTTTATCAGAAGTAGGGCCAGCAGCAAGCATACCCTCAAAGAAGTCCAAATCCTTTTCAGGGGTAAGAATAATCTCATAACCACTTAATGATCCGTCATGATCATAATATCTTTCAGCAATCATCCCTTTGATGGGCTGTTTAAACACAAAAGGGTTTTTTCTTACCATATTAAAATAAAGACTTGTGCTCACCGTTTCCTCCTTTTTTTTCACTCTTAATATTTTCGAAAAGCTTGCCCAATTCAGATTGATCACCGTATGATTTTAAATTTTCCTCATATTGCTCTTTGGTGATCTCTTTTGGATTCACAGGCATAAGCTTAGGAAATTTCGCATGCAACTCTTTCCAGAATTTTACGTTTGCAGATGAGTTCCTATTCCAATTTTCGTCACTTGAATTACAACATGAACAAGAACAACAACATCTATCTGGCGCTTCCATCTAACTTCTCCTCCCCATAATGGGCTTAACTCATATAACCGACTTCACTTTCCATAGCTTTGACTATCAGTTTAAGGTCTTCGAGAGATATCACTCTATCATTACCATTAAGTTGAATCCAAAATTTGTCTTCTGCTTCTATGGAAGGCTATATCATAATTAGATGATCCGTATTAACAAACCGTTCTCCTGAAATTTTTACTAGCATTTTAAACCTCGAGACTTTCCGGATTAATTTTAACCTTAAGCTGTTTTAAAAAGTTAATTTCATCTTTAACTTGAGATAAAACGCCATATGAAAAAGGGTTATCCGAAGAATGTTTAACATAGCAATAATCCTTATAATCAGCAATCTCTTCCTTTTTGAAACCTTCAAGGGTAACTAACCTTTCATCAACCATCTTTTCTAATTGTCGCTTATTCATGTTCGGCTTCCTACTTAAAGGAAAGTCTTTGAATGGCATCTAATCTTCTTTCAAGTTCTTCCGTCTTTTCTAATAACTCCATAATAATCTCACATAGAT